CACCTCAGAGAGGTTGTAGCTCGCATAGTCGAGAACCAGCGCCGCATCCTGCGAGTACAGGGAGGCGCGTGTTCGGTAGCCGAGGCCGTGGACGTCGAGGGACTCGTACAGCATCCCGCCGTCCGCCTCGACACACTCCCGAATCAGCGACAGCGGATTCGAGCGGTCCTGCCCGCCCATGGCCACCGTGTCGTCGAGGTCACCGATCCACTGGAACGGGATGCCCTCCTGATCACACAGGCGCTGCATGCGGCGGCCAGCAGGTTCCCCGTTCGGCTGCAGCGCCCGCCCGAGGTCGGTGATCGGGGTGATCGTGGTCTGCAGCGTGACGTGCCCCACCGCCACCCCCGTGCAGCCTTCCGCCAGATCATTGAGGGTGGACGGGCCGAGAGCGACGGACGTCACGCGGGTCACCTGCGTGGTGACGATGCCCAGCGTCGCCGCGTCCGTGACCTCACTGACCACGTCCAGGGCGCGCAGCGTCGCGGCCAGGGCGGTGCCGTTGTTCGACACCTCCACCGACACCCGCAGCAGCCGGTTGCGGACGTCCATGGTCAGGTTCTGGGTGCCGCTGGATGCGATGTCGTTCTGGTCGCCGTCCATCGGCCGCAGCGTCAGCGTCCCGAGCCCGCCGAAAGAGCCGACCCCGCCGGGCGGGTCGTTGTAGTGGACGTCCAAGTATTTGAGGCTGTACGCGCCGGGGTCGACGGTGATGCGGGCGATGACGTCCCCATCGGACAGGCCGTCGGCCGGGATCGCGAGGAGGAACCGCACCTGGTACTGCGTGACGGTGGTGGTGTCGTAGCGGGCGACGCCGCCGGTGAGGGCGGTGCCGGTGATGATGGGCAGCGGATCCGATGCCCCGAACCCCTCGAATGCGGCGAGTTCCGGGCTGCCGGAGATCCGCATCGCGGAGCCGTTGGTGAGGGCGCTGGCCAGGGTGGTGGACCCGGCAGGGTCTTCGCACGGCCAATAGGCTTTGAGGGAGGTGATCTCCGGGTCGGTGACCCCGTTGTAGATCACCGAGTGGTCTGATGGCGGCCCTTGTGCGAGACGCCGCAGGATCCCCGACAGCTCAGCCGTCGTCCACACGTCGTTCCCGGACCGCTCCCAATCCTGCGCCCAGTCCGACACCTCGGGCCGGATGCGGTACGACTTGCCACCCATACCGTCCGGCACACTGATCCTGACCGGCGTGTTCTGCCCGATCAGCTCGAAGTACGGGCCGGTCGGCAGCTCCGGATTGAACCGGCCGTCCGTGTTCCTGAGCTCCAGGGCCGACGAGGCGGCGTCCGTCTGCGAGCCCTCGTTCCGGATCCCCCGAGTGAGACGGATCGACCCGCTGTTGTCACGGACCATCGTTCGATCGGTGATGTCGACCCACTCGCCGCCGATCAGCGCCTCGACCTGCGCCGGCTCACCATTCGACGCCTCCCCGCCGGCCCGCATCGGGCCAGGGAGGTTGCCGAGCCGGCGGCGGACGGCCGCGACGAGCGGGGCGATGGGCATCGGTCAGCCCACCTCCTGGTAGACGATCCAGCAGCGCATGTCCGATGCTGTGGTCGGGGTCGTCGCCCGCACGCGGAGCCACTTGCTGATGGGCACGATCGGCCGGGCGTCCGGCATCCACTGGCGGACGTACTGCAGTCCGGACTCGCCGCTCACGGAACTCAGCGACACCGCATCGAATGTACGGGTGGCGGTGGTGGAGCCTTCGACCGTTGCGGTGTAGCCCGTGGCCGAGGTGCCGCCGACGCACAGGGACGCCACGCCGTTGGGGTCGAGGTTCTGGATACCGGCGGCCACGTGCGCGGTGACTGTGGCTGCGACGTCCGTCTGCAGCAGTTCGATCACGCCGTCGGCGCCGGGCGGGTCGTCGAGGCTGAACCCCCACTCCAGCAGCTGTATCTGCCGCGTGGTGGGCGTGGCGATCTGCAGCATGGTCTTGATGGCCGTGCCTGTGGTGACCGACGCCTGCGCGGCGGTCGTTGGCGCGGCCGAGTTCCACACGATGAACGGCACTTCGCTTTCTCCTCTACCTCGTCACGAGTGCGGCTTCGAGGCCGCCCCGCGTGCGCACTTCGCGGCGGCCGGTGTCGATCCACAGTTGGCCAAAGTCCCGGCCGCCGATGCTCAGATTCACCACCACCGGCACACCCCCACCCGAGCTGGCCGCGGACATGCGGCGGGAGTCGGGGTTGGAATGCACCATCGACCCGTACGGCAGCCGCACCAGCTCCGGGCCCTGCTCACCCACCCACGTCAGCCCGCCGCGCGGCCCGCCTGCTGCGGCGCCGATGATGCCGCCCGCAGCCTTACCCCCGACCGCCCGCTTGAGGACCTTCTCCATCGACTTCGCAAGCCGGTCCATCGCCTTCTCAAGCTTGTCCTGCTGCTTACCCAAAGACTTGACCAGCTTCTCCTGCGCCTTGATCGCCGCACCATAGAACGCGTCCGCAGTCGTCTTGCCCGCGACGCCGGCAGCCGCACCGATCTGCTTCTGCAGGTCGTTGATCGATGCGATCTCCGAGCCAGACGCCCGCAGCAGCGCGCCCGCGGTCTCCAAGCCGCCGCCCTCGATACCGGCCTCACCGATCTGCTTGATCAGGCCCTTGTCCAGGCCGCGCTTCTTCAGCTCCTTGAGCGCGTCCGCGAACGCGGTCGCTTTGTCCCGCGACTCGACGAGGCCGCCCACGATGGAACGCACCGTCGTGGGCTTGTCCCCGGATACACCGCGGGTGATGTTCGCCGCCGACAGCACCCCGGACTTGACGCTGGAGGCCAGCTGGGACGCGGACGACTTGAGATTGTCGAGCTTGTCCTTCGCCTTCTCCATGGCCTTGTTCACGGTCAGGAGTTGCTTCTCGTAGCGGATGAGTGCCTTGCCTGCGCTGTCCAACTGCTTCAGCAGCCGGGACTCGGTGCGCCCGGAGAACGCCCGCTTGATGTCACCCCGCGCCCCGTTCAGGGCGGACACCAGTGCTTTCAGATCCGACGGCGCGCCGAGTGCTTTCTCGAACGGGGTCCGCTGGTATCCGGCCTTCCGCCCGAAGTGGGAGATGTCGAACTGGTCCCGCAGCTCGTTCCGGGCGTCCTTCATCTTGTCGGAGATGCCGCCCCTGGCGTACTTCGCCAGCCCGTACCCGAACCTGTCCGCGACCTCCGCGAGGATGTCCAGCGATCGCGGCCGCTTCGCCGGAGAGAGAGGGATGTACGCTTCGCCGCCGGTCTCGGGTTCCGCCCACACCCGCATCGTGGGGCCGGAGATCTGCGCGGAGTGGTCCTCGCCGCCGCTGGCGAAGGCGCGCACCGAGTTGAAGATGTTGCCGTTGGCGGAGCCGACGATGTCGTGCTGGCTACGGCCCGACAGGAACCGCTTCTGGTACTCGCTGATGTAGCGCGTCGTGTGCTCGGTGAACGTGTAGGCGGTCTTCCCGTTCAAGTTGTTCAAGGCGGTCGACACCGCGCCGATCGAACCAATGGCCTGACCGTTCGCCGTGTACACGCGGGTCTTGCCGTCCGGGAGTTGCTCAGTCTTGTACCCGACCGCCTCCAGCGCGGCGATCGCTGCCGCGTTGAGGGTGTCGACCTTGATCTCCTTCGCGTCCGGAGTCTCCTGAATCGCCGCCCGGACCGTCTCCAGCCCCGCGACCGCTTCCTCGCGCTCCAGCTTCACCAGCGTCTTGATCTCACCCGGCGTACCGAGCAGCTGGTCGACGTACTCCTTCGCCTTGGCCTTGTTCCCGTCGAACGCGTCCGTGGCAAGCCGCATCATCGTCTCGCGCAGCTCTTCGGACTTCTTCGTCATGCTGCCCAGCGACTCGCCCGCCGCCAGCCCCGACGCAATCAGTTCGTCCTGCGCCGAAGCCGCCGCCGACATCGCGTCCCGGTTCGCGCGGCCCGCCTCGGTGTCCTTGTTGAGGGTGTCGCCGTGCTCCTTGAACGACGCGGTCAGGTTGTCGAGCGCACCCTCGAAGTTGGTCTGTGCGTCATGCGCCGACCGGTTCACCTCGTTCAGGGCGAGAATGCTCGCGCGCAAGCCGTCAGCCGCCTGCTTCTGCGCCTCCAACTTCGCCGACGTATCCGCCGCCGCCGAACCGAACACACCCATCGAATCAGCCGTCAGCTTCGCCTCCAGAGCCATATCAGCAAGGCCCTGGTCGTAGCCGTCCAACTCGCTCCGGAACTTCTTCGCCTGCTCCGGACTCATCCCCTCCATCATCGACTTCAGCGCAGCCTTCGCCAGATCAGCGTTGCCGCTCTTGACCATGCCCGTCAGCGCATCATCGATCGAGTCCATGCTCTCGGTGAACTCTTCCGTGGCGTCACCCGCAGACAACAACCCGCCGGTGATGTCCGCACCCCAGTTGTTGATGCTCTCCGTCACACTCGGGTTGGTGACCTTGTCGATCTGGTCCTTGAGCTTGCTGAAGTCCTTCCCGAACTGCTCCGCCACATAGCCGGTGGCCTTCCCCGTACGGCCCAGGTTCCCCAGCGACGTCGTCAGCTTGTCCACATTCGGGGGCGCCTTGTCCCCGATGCTGGACAACTGCTCGACCGTCACCACCAGAGCGGCAATCGCGGCCACGATGATCGACGCCTTCGCCGCCTTGCCCAGAGTTCCGAACGCCGCCGCCAGACCAGCCATCCCGCCGCCCGCGGCCGCCGAAGCCGCCTGCAACGCGGCGATCTTCGTGCCCAGCGCTGCGATCCCGCCCGAGATCGCGGCGGCGCCCGCTCCTGCCACGGACACCAGCTTCAGGCCGACCGCGAGCTGCATGACCGTCGCCACCAGCTCCGGCGGCAGCGCAGCCACCAGCCCGGCAGCCGCGTTCACCAGCGTCAGCATGCCCGGCCCGGCCTCCGCCGCCGCCTCCACGAGGGTGGTCACCGCGCTCCCCAGAGACTTCAACGTCTCCTGCACGGCGGGCCCGTTGGAGTCCGCGTAGTCCATGAACGCCTTGACCGGGCCCGACACCTCGCCCTCCGACAGGGCGCGGGAGAAGTGGATGATCCCGTCGACTGCGCTCTTCAACGAGTCGTTCGCGAACGCCGCGAACTTCTCCGTCAAAGCGTCGAAGCCAGGCGTGGCCATCGCCCCACCAGCCACACTGACCAGCCGGTCCAGTTGGGTGGAGGTGCCCTGCACCATCGGAGTCAGCTTCGGCAGCAGTCGTTCCATCAGCGTGAACGACTTCTCGACCGGTGACATCGTGAACCCGGCCAGATCATCCGACCACGCCCGAAACGTGTCCTTCAACGTACCCAGCGCCACCGACGCCCGAGCCGTCGCGTTCGGCATGCCCGCCAGCGCCGTCTGCACCGTCCGCTGCGCCTCGGCAGCTTCCTTCGACCCGCGGCCCGCCTTGATCACCGCATCCCGGTACTTGGTCTGCGCCTGCGACGCATCCGACAGCGCCGACACCTGCCCGGCCAGAGCGACACCGAACGCACCCACCGCCACCCCGGCGCCGGCGGCCGCGCCCGCGGTCTTCACAGTGGCTGCGGTCATGGACGCCATGAGAGGGACGGCGGCGGTGGCGAGGGGGATGAGGTAGCCCTTGAGTCCGCGGACGGAGACGCCGACGCGGTTCATCGCGCTGGACATTCGGTCGCCTTCGGTGATGAAGCGGCCTGACATGTCGCGGAGGCGGCCCTGGGTGTCGCGGAAGGCGCGGATGGCGTCGCCGTTGTCGGCGCGGATGGTGATCGTTACATGGTCTCCAGCCATTGGTTTTCACCTCCTTCCGTGGTGTCGTCGGGTTGGTCGGGTGTGCCGAGGCGTTCGATGGCGAGCAGCCGCAGCAGGCGTACGTCCTCCGCGAGGAGAGAGGACAGGGTGTAGCCGGGGAACTGGCGGAGGATGCCGAGGAGCTGGCGGGCGTGGGCTAGCTGGGCTGGCTCGGTGATTCGGCGACGGGGGTCATCGGGATGGGCGGCGCCGGGGAAGTCTCGCCAGAGGGCGAGGTCGCGGGCAAAGGGGCGGTGTCGCCTACCCCCACGAGGCCTTGGACCCACGCCTTGCTGAGTTCGCGGATGAGTTTCTGGTCGCGGGTGGGTGCGTCGCTGACGGGGACGGGCTGGTCGTTGGCGTCGGTGAGGTTCCAGCTGATGAGAGCGTTGTAGAAGCGCTTGATGGTGATGCCGTCGCTCTCGGGTTCGCCGTCCCAGCCGAACATGAGGACGTATTCCTCGATGCTGGTGCTGCGGCAGACCGCTTCGAGGCCGTGGTACTTGTGGCCGGGTTCGAAGCGGATGGTGATGGTGCTGTCGGGCTCGCGGAATCCCACGGCTGCACCTCCAATCGTGTCGGGTGGGGGAGGTTCAGGCCCAGGTGGGCGTAAGGCCGGAGGCGAGCTGGAACGGAACGGACCACGTGAATTCGCCGGACTGTGCGCGGGTCATGGCGTAGTCGGTGAGGATGCACTCGGTGGCCAGGGTCTGGCCCGAGATCGTGATCGTGATCGTGCGCTCCACCGACGTGGAGGAGACGGTCTTGAACACGTCGTGGGCGAGGTTGGAGCCGTCGTCGAAGCCGCCCGCCGCGGTGCCGGAGAAGTCCGCCAGCAGGAGCAGGCGGGCCATCGCCGACTCCGCGAGGCTGGTGATGTCCTGGACGCCGCGCGGCATGGTCCAGTCGAGGTTGAAAGTCGAGGTGCGGATGTCGCGTGCGTTGCCGCCGCTGTCGTCCACGGTGAACGCCGTCCAACCAAGGCCCGATTCGATCGCCATTATCCGTTTTCCTTCCTTGATGCTGCGCTATGCCGGGTTCGGCTCAGCCCTTGTTCCGCTCGTCGAGCAGCAGCCCCATGTGCTGCTGCACGTGCTCCACCCAGTCCGCCGGGTTCTTGTGCACCCGCACCTCACCCACCCGCGCCCGGTAGTCACCGCCCCGCACGAGGTACCGCTCCGGCATCGTCTGGTGGTCCTCGTAGCAGCGCTGATACGGCTCGAACCGGAACACCGTCAGACCCGCCCCGTTGCGCTGCTCCTTGAACGTCCGCCGCGAGCCGCGGATGAACGCCGCCTGGTCACGGCCCAGCGGAGTGGACTCGTCGATGACGGACTCCCAGCCCTCACGCCAGCGACGGCACCCGACCCGCTCGCACACCGACCGCACCCGCTGATCCGGCCGCGACTGCACACTCCACGTCCGGTACGCCTCCACCGGCATCCGCGGATCACGGGGACGGAACGGGGCGCCCATCAGAACGTCACCGCCGTGACGTTGACGTTCGCCGCGACCGCGAACACCAGCGACGTAAACCCACCCGAAGTCGTCGTCACCGCCCGCACATACCGGCGGATCTCCGTCCCCGCCGCAACCTCAATCCGCTGCACCGCCGGCCCCGACGTGATCTGCGTGAACCCGCCACCCGTGACATCCGCGAACGTCGAGTTGTCATGCGAGTGCTGCAACTTCACCGTCACATCCGTGCCCGCAAAGGAGAACACCTGCAGATACGCCTGCAACCCGTGCATGGTGTGGGACGAGACGAAAGCAGCACCGTTGACCGTCCACGTCCGCGGCGTCGCGTCCGTGACCGAACTCGATGCGGCAGCCGCGATCGGCGCCGCGACCGACGAGCCGGCGATCCCGGACAGCACCTGCGCCCGGAAAATCTTCCCGGCAAGACGGTTCACGGTGCCCAGCGTCTGCCCACCCAGTTCAAGCACCGCCGTAGACGCGAAGATCGAGGTGGTTGCCCCGACGGCCTGGACCGCGCCGAGCTGCGTCCACGTAGAGCCGTCGTCGCTGGTGTAGAACGTCACCTGCGCGTCGGTGCCGCCGACGTCCGCATCGAGCGTGGCCCGTACCCACGTCGTCGCCCCCGCCGCGAGGCTGCCCAGGTTCGCGGACGACGTCTCCGTCTTCTCGACGGTGCCGTCTTCCGACCAGCGGAATATCAACTCCCCGGCTGTGGTCACCGCCAACGCGTAGCTGCGCTGGTTCCCGGTGGCCGTGTACTTCGCAATCAAGGTGGATTCGGCGGCCGGAGTCCAGTCGTCCATCGCGACCCGCACCCGCAGATCGAGGTCGCCGGTGATGTCGAGTGCGGCAGCATCAGGGGTGGAGACGTAGTCACCGGACGCTCCGGGCAGGAGCACGAAGTCTTCGCCGTCGTACCCGAACTCGGCCGCTGTGCCGTTGGTCGCGGAGGTGTCGGTGCGCTTGCCCGCGGTGAGGAGGTCGCCCCATTCCAGGCCGTACGCGTTGCCCTGCGCGTTGACCGCGATCGTCAGACTGCCGTCCTGCGCGCGCGTCGGGTCGTAGTTGATCTGCTTCCCGATGAGGCAGGCGGCCGGGTCACCGATCGCCGAGCCGGTCACCCACATCAGATGCTGGTCCGCGGTCGGCAGTGCGCCGAGACGCGCGTGGGCGCGCCCGCTGGCCTTGTTGAAGAACGCCCCCCAGGAGATCCGCCCGTCCCGGAGCAGCCCGATCCGCTTGAACGCGGACAGGTCGATGGTGGTGACGTCCTGGGTGCCGACGAGCCCGCCGCCGATGTCGTCCGCCGACCCGGTGTCGCCGGAGAGGTCGTAGCCGCCGTAGTAGAAACCCTGGCCGAGGCCGTTGCTGATTGCCATCTACGCCACCTGTGTCCACGCATCGTTGATGATCAAAGGGATCGTGAGGGTTGCCACCCGGTAGGTTGTGCCGCCCGTGAAGCTCGTGTAGCCCGTCTCCGCGCTCAGCGGGGCGCCGTGCGCGCCGAGCAGGTCGATGTTTCCCACCAGGTCGCCGAGGGTGAAGTCGCCGCAGTACGCGCCGATCAGTGCCGACACCGCGCTGGTGACGGTCACGTCGACGTCGTCCATCGGCTCGGTGTCCGCGGGCAGGAACACCCGCCCGCGTAGCTCCAGGCGCGCCGCCACCTTGTTCAGACCCGACCGCGACGGGACCGGCCGCACCGGGCCGACCCACACCGCGTAGGTCAGGCCGGAGCCCGGCGCGGACACCGGCTCGTGTCCGAGGACTTGCCCGAAGAGGCCGAGCGCCTGTGCGTGGGATGTGGCGGCGCTGCGGTAGGCGGCGAGATCAAGATCAGTCATGGCGCATCACATCCGGCCCGTGTAGCGGCGCAGCAGGCGTTCGCCGATGCCCTGCTTGCGGGCGTTCAACTGATCGCGGGTTCGGATCCAGTGGTCGTAGCCCTTGAACTTCGTCACGGGGTAGTTCCGGGAGCCGATCCCGGCCAGCCACGGCCCGTACACCGTGCGGGAGTCGGTGATCGTGTTTCCGTCGACGACCTTGCAGCGGGACTCGTAGTAGCCGGTCGGGTTCCGGAACACGCGGTGCATCTCCCCGCGCAGGATGTTCAGGCCCTCGTCGGCGAGACGGCGTTCCAAGTGGTCGACGTACGCGTTCAAGGCACGCATGGCGCGGCCGTCGAACATCGGGCCGCGAGATTGGGTGGAGACGTCGAGGCGCATGACTAGACCGCCCTCGTCCGGGCCTTGCGGCCGTGGGAGACGTAGACGCGTTCGCGGAGATCCTTCAGCCCACGGCCGGTTGTCTCCCGCTCGTACTCGCCGCTGCCTGCCGTGCGCGCGTACCCGGACCGGCCTTGAAGGAGGCTGGTAACGGCTTCGGCGACACACAGTTGCCGGGTGGGGCCGGGTGCGTCCCACCGGTACACGGTCGCGGCAGTGTTGTGGGAGGCCGCTGTCGTACCGAGCGCACCGCGGGCCACGGTCAGGGTGCGTGGGGCGTAGATGGTGGCGCCGAGCGTGTGGGCGGCGATCGTGGAGCCGTCCCAGGCCCGTCTCACGACGAGGGTGTTCCCGGCGATGTCCTCGACGAGCATCCGTTCGCCGTCGATGAGGATGGCCTCACCGGCCGCGAACGCCGCACCGGATGCCACGGTGACCGTAACCACGTTGTTCTGATTGGTGAGGCCGGCGCCGAGTGTCTGTCCGGTGTCGAGGTTGGAGCGGCCGGTGACGATGACGCGTTCGTCGTCGATGCGGAGGAGGTTGCCGACGCCGACGGTCGCGGAGGTGGCGGCGTCGACGTCGATGCCCGTCTCGGATGCGTCGAGGGCTTCCGCGGTGGAGCCGGTGGTGGTCTCGTCGTTGCGGTACCCGAACAGGCCGGTGATGGCGATGGCGTGCTGGTGGGTGTCGCCTGCGGAGAACGCGGCCGAGGTGCCGATGTTGACTTCGAGGCGGTTGTAGGGCGGCCCGTACTGGTTGGGTTCCAGCAGGTAGTCCGACGCGGCGATGGTGGTGCCGCCGGAGGTGAGGGTGGTGACGGAGATGAGTTCGTTGGCGTCGAGCCACAGCCGCCATGGACGGGCGTACTGGCCGTTGGGCCAGTCGAAGTAGCGGGTCGCCACGACCGGGTAGAAGATCCGGTGGCAGAGCCCGTGGACGGCCTCCGTCGCATCGGCGAGCGCCCGGTCGATGCGGGCGTTCGACCTCGCGGTTTCCTTCACGTCCAGCTCGGCTTTGATCTCCTCGCGGCTGGCGTACCACGGTGTGATCATCTCTTCACCTCCTCTCAGTAGTGGCTGATGCCGACTTGGCCAGTACGGCGGCCGCCGGCTCCCCAGGTCGAGCCGTCGAACGGGCAGTACAGGACGCCGTGGTCTCCGCTGCGGAGCGGTTCGCCGCAGTCCAGACAGGCTTGGGGGTCACGCTCACGTTCGTCGCGGTACTCCTGCGTGCCTTCGCGGAGGATGTCGAGGAGCCCGTACCAGGAGCCCTGCGGGATGGGGGTGGAGGCGCGGTCGCGGCCGGTGGCGGTGAGCGCCCCGAACACCACCCCCGCGGTTCCGGCGACGGTGCGCACCCCCGTCGCGGCGGCGGTGAGCGTTCCGCCTGTGAGGGCGGCCATACCGGTCACCTGCCGCACCCCGACAGCGGTACCGGCCAGCCCGCCGAACACAGCAGCAGCCGTTCCGCTGACGTTGGCGCTGACGTCCGCGCCGGTGAAGCTGTCGTAGCGGAGGAGGGCCGCCGACTCCGAACGGATCCCGACACTCGTACCCGTCGTGACGTGGGTGTTGGTGAGCGAGACCCGCTCCACGCCGTTGACGAACGCTTTGATCGTCGACCCGACGGCCTGGACCTTCGCCACGTCACCCGGAGAGGCCGCCGCCGCGAAGCTGCCGATGCCGGTGAAGGACCCGCCCACCACCGAGAACAGGTCCCATGACGTGCCGTCGTTGCGCCACAGGTAGCCGGAGGTGAGATTCGTGTTGCCGCGGCACCACACGCCCTGGCTCGCCGCCGTAGTCGCCGCGATCGTGACCTGCGCGTAATGGTCGTCGGAGGCCATCGGGTCGGCCGCGCGCAGGATGATCGTGCCGCCTGCCGCGCCCGGGGAGAGCTGGTTGGAGACGATCGACCAGTCCCCGGACACTTCCACCCAGCCGGCGCCGAGGTCGCTGGAGTCGGCGCGGTTGAAGTCGTCGGTGAAGCTTGCCATTGGTCGATCACCTCCTTCCGTGTACTGGGTGGTTCAGGCTGCGACAGGCAGGCTCAGGTCGAGTTCGCCGGCCGGGATCGTGAACGTGTCCCCTGCCGTGACCGCGTTCGCGGTGACCGTGCCCGACCCGCCGAAGCTGCCGCCGCTGGACGCCGTCCACAGCGAGAAGTGCGTGTAGTCCTCGCTGCCGGCCACGCCCGTCCAGACCAGGTCAGCCGACGTCGTCTTCGCCGCGCTCGCCGCTGACGCCCACGTGGCTTGTTTGCGGGTCGTCTCGGTCGCGGCGTTGGAAGTGCCTGCGGCGCCGGGGTCACCGGTGTGCAACTTGACCCACGGGTAGGTGGTGCCTTGGTTGTCGAGGTGGGTGTTCGCTGCCGCGGTGGAGAATCCGACGCTCATGGCCTACTCCGGGTTGGACGGTGGGGTGGTGTCGTCGTCCATGAGGCGCAGCACGAGGTCGTCGCGTTTCCCGGTCTTCGGCAGGCCGCGGGCGCCAAGCTGCTCCTTGAGCTGCTCGACCGTCCAGGACTCGTAGTCCGGCTCCTCGGCCGGGGGCTCCGCGCTCTCCTCCGGTTCCGCCACCGCCTCGGCCGGGCCCGCCACGTGCTCCGTGACGTCGAGCCACTCAACGGTCTCGGGTTGGTCCGCTGCCGCCTCGGGCGCGGGATCGGTCTCGGCGGCAGCGGCGTCCTCTGCGGGCAGCGCCCTGCCCGGCGCCGCCACCGACGCCCCGGCATGGCGACTGATCTTCCCCATGGGATCTCCGTCCTCAAAGAACTCGGTGTTGTGGCAGCGGGGGCAGCGGAAGAGACCGACCGCGTACCGCGTTCCGCACCCGGCCTCTCCCGCGCACACCCACAGAGCCATCAGCCGGCCACCAGTGAGGCGCCGTCCGTCAGCGGAACCCACGTGCAGTACCAGGTGATCGCGCCGTCCGGGTTCGTGCCGGTCGTGACCTGCTCGATGTCGCCGGTCGTCACCACCAGGTTCTGCAGCAGGTGACCGCCGAGCATGATCGAGTGCTCACCCAGGGCACCCGACGTAGCGGGGTCGTCGATCGACGGGG